TTCGAATCTTGTCATCCCGACCAACATATATATTATTTAAAAAAGAGCCATTTTTCAAGGCTCTTATATTTTTATTTTAGGATTGTTTTTAATTATCTTGTCCGCCGTAGATATCTTACTATAATCACCTGTCATATAGTACTTTGCCAAATGAACATACTTCCTGCACATGCTTAAATCCTCATGACCTAATATCAACTGCAAACTAAACATATCACCGCCATTAATTATGTACCTTGTAGCAAATGTATGACGTAACATATGTGGATTGAATTTCTTATAACCCATTTTTTCCTTAATACGCCTTATTACAGAAACAACAGCTTTCTCTGACATAACATTATTATCTTTACTTAAAAAAACGTTAGTTATATCTAATCTATCAGGAACCCTATAAAATGTAATATATTTATATAAGGATTTTTTAGAAGCCATAGACATTGGAACATATCTATCCTTATTCCCTTTACTATCATTTATTTTTATCATGTTACTATTAAACATTATATCAGGTATCTTTAAGTTAATAATTTCCTGTAGCCTTAGACCTGAATCAACCATAAGCAAGAATATGCATTTATTCCGAATCTGCAACATACAATCTGAAAATGTAAACAATACATCTTCTATTTGTTCCTCAGTCAATATTTCTTTCAATATCTTTGGTTTCTTAACAACTTGTATTTTGTCAAAATACCTAATATCTGTATACCCGTTATCATATAGATATATAAAAAAGGTCCTTAAGTGTATCATATATGTATTAATAGTAGTCCTTGAAAGCTTTTTACCCTTTTTAGGCTTATTATTACTGTTGCCTATAAAATCCCTCTCCAGTAAATTCCTTTGATACTGCTTGATTGTATCTACAGTAACTTCCTCTAAGTCTAAATCACCTACATATTCTACAAAATAACCTATATTACTTTCATATACTTCAACAGTACGATTACTATTTCCTTTTATTTCATTATCCATTATAAACATATTTAATAATTGACTAAGCTTCATTTTTCTTCTCTCCTAAGAAAATATGTATTTTGAACGGTCTAACAACATATCTGATAATTGTATACCGCCTTTTCGTTCTTTAAGATACTTGTCCAAATCTGTCCTAAAATCTGTTAAAACATCGTCTAAGCTATAATTAAATTTGCAAGCTCCATAACTGACCAAAACACCTGTTAAAAGTGGCAACAACTCTTCTGCAGAACACCTCATTTGCTCAGAACGTTTTATCAAGGGTTGTTTAATATATTCTTCATATCCTGCAATTATAGTTTTCCACTCACTTTTTATACTACAACGTGACACATTTTCGTTATCATCATTAATATAACAACAATAATCTGTAGTTAGCTTTTCCCATATTGAGCGTGATTTTAATGCAAAATCTGCAACTGTTTCTATATTATGTTCTTTAAAAAAACTTCTACCTATTTGAAATTCAACATTCCAAACTTTTTCTATATCCATTCCTTGCTTATTCCATATATCATTAAACCAAGATTTTCCACTAGTCTTTATTTCTAAAGACTTATTATATATCCTAAGCATCACATTTTTTTCTGTAAATGTCCCAAAGGTTAAGCCTGATAATTTGCGATTAGTCATGAAGATTTCATTTTTTTTAAATGAGCCACGAAAACTATTAACATCATCTAAATTCAATGATAATGAATCAGTATGACAACATAAATCTGCCCTAGATATTTTTTCGCTTATAAACTCACCTTTAAATATATCCTTTAAAATATTAATTGAATCTTCATATGCTTGTAAATATCCATTTTGCCACAAGAACAATGATTTCAAACGTACAGCTACTGGATAATTTTCTTTATTTTTACTTCTATGTGCCGATATTGATATAGACATTATTTCATTGTGCAAAATGAAAGAATGAAATCTTAAGCCGTTCGGCATAATCTTAAATCTATAAGTCTTGTAATCGATATACGTATCAACTAAGGAATCTGATTTAGCCTGCAACTTATATAATTCCAACAATTGAATCAATTCTTGATTATCTTTTTCAAAGTCCTTTATATCTACCGAAAAAAATAAACTATCAACATTTACAATTTGCATAAGTATCTCTCCCTAAAATATAAATTTTGAATGCAACAAAGATGTCACGTACCCATTTGATGAAATAATATTAGACACCCCCTAGTTTGAATTTGTGACCCCCCCTGATAGTAAGGAAGGGGGGAAAAGATTTTTTCGATTTTTAGATTTTTAAATACCTTAATAAACAGTTTTTGTCAAACTGCTTTAAGTTGCTTTTATTAATTTCATTCTCAATGTGTTTTATAAATATTGGATTTTTTATATTAGATTTTTTAGTTTTAGATATGGTGTCATGAAATTGACTATATTTAGAATTTTTCATTATTAATCACTCTCCCTATGATTATTTTTTTCTTAATGCAAAATATATTTTCCTAAGCTGACGCTTAGAAAAACTATATTTTGCATTAAGAATTTTTTAAGTATTTTCCTAATTCAACCTCGAAGTTTGTATCATAAAGCTTAAATATTTTTTTATTCAGTATATGGAAATCGAATCCATATTTTTCTTTAGTCTTTGGGTTAAAAGTTTTTGAAAAACAAAACATAGCCATTTTGTTGAAATTATGTTCAAATTGTGTTACTCTTCTTAATGCTGTAGAAACATCCTGCATATCCTGTGCTGTATACCACATGTCTAAACCGTTGTGTCGGTGCTGACGAATTGCCCTCATAAATTCAAAGGGTATCTTCTGCCAAGCTTGAGCAGGCAAATATATTCCTGCTTCATCAATGAGTATTAAAGCATCTTTTACATCATAAATTTCATAAAGTTCCTTGAAATATGTTGCAAATGTGGTACTGAAATTCGCATATACTTTACGACCTCTTTTATGCTGTTGGTATGCACTGCGTACCATGTTATAGGTTTTTCCTTGACCCGGTAACCCTGTAAATGCTTCAATCAATTTGGTTCACCTCTTTCAGTTCGTTAAGTTCATTCTCAAGCTTTTCAATATAGATGTTTGATTTATAAAGTTCTTTTTCATATTTCTTTTTGATTGTGTCTTCAATGGTCTGCTTGTCCATTTCACGCTTAAGTGATGTAATTTTTAATATGTGATATAAAGAACCTATCTTAAGTCCCATAACAAAAGAAATTACAGTTATAAATAAATAAGCCATTTTATCAACCCCTTATCATTTCATATATTTTTTGTACAGCCCAAAATACAAGACTATAGAATGCAAACATAAATAATATTGTTAGAACGTCTAAAATTTCCTTAATCGGAAAGATTACATTAGCTTTTTCTGCGGTTTCTACAAGAAGATTGAAATAATATGTAAATGGTGTTATATCGAATCTTCCAAATAACCTAGTAAGCAAGTCAATGACAATATCCAAGAAATCCTCTAATATACCTGTTAAAAATTCTATTATCATATTGTCACCTACGCTTTTAGACTTGGAATCAACTTTTTAGCAAAATATATGAATAAGCTTACATATAATATTGCAACTAATATTTTGCGAATAATTTCGATTATTTCTTCTAGACCTGTAAAATCAAATACATTTATTGTAAAGCCAGGGAGATATGTTACTTCCATTAATGGCAAATCTCCAAGCTGTGACGATTTTATTTTGTCCTTACTATCAATAATGGTATCTTTTATATCCTTTGGATATTGAAAAGGACCTGTCTCCATTAAATCATCAAATTTATTTTTAATTGGCTGATATCCATCTGATATGCCGTCATTGTTGCTGTCAATTTTAAACTTGTTAGATACAAATAGCTTACGAAGCAAGTCATCAAGTCGTTTCATAAATGTATCTAATTCATCTGATGTAGTGAACCTTACAGTGTTTGAGTAACCGCCATAACTATCTATATAGTAGACTGTATATTCTGTATCAGGCCTTAATCCTGTAATAGTTAAACTGCTTTCTTCAACATTTGATTCGTATAAATCACCGTCAAGATAGATATCTACAAAATGAAGGAAGCTATTCCAATTTAGATGTATGTAAGTATCTCCGAGCTCCTCAACTGTAAGAGGTAGAACGTCTAAATTTGTAATAGGCACTGCCTGCTTAACTACTAATTCATCACCTGTAGAATCAATGATTTTATAAAAATAAGTTTGTCCACCTTCAAGACCTCTTTCAATATATACATTTTCTTCAAGTTCTGTAACCAATGTATAGTTTACAGCATTAATACTTTTATATATTTGAAATGGTGCTTCACCGTTTATACTGAATTTTACTTCACCCGGTGAATGAGCAGTGCTTTCTATACTGAGACCATAAGCATTAATTGCGAAAATATTTAATAATGTGATTATAAATATCAATATTTTTTTGATGTTATCACCTCATTTTTTAATAAAAAAAGGGAATTAAATCCCTCTTCTTATTAAACTGATTTAAGCCATTGTTTTGTTTTGCCCCACAACCATTTGGCAACTATAAAGATTACTCCTATTCCTATTGCTGCAACAACTATTGCTACTCCTGCAGTTTGTGCTGTTGAAAATAGTCCTTCCATTGGTGCTTGAATCGCTTCTAACCCTGTCATTATTTTTTCCTCCTGAAATTTTAAGATTTTTTAAGCCAAAGCTTAGTTTTATTCCAAAGCCATTTTGAAATTATGAATATTATTCCTATTCCAATGGCTAGAACAACAATTTTAATTCCTTTGTTTTGTGCTTCTGTAAAGATATTTAAAAATTCTGAAAATATAGTGTCTACACCGCCATTACCTGTAGTTTTTACAGTTTTAAAATTAAAAACTAGAGGATTTTTCAAGGTATTTCCGTCAACAGCATTTAAAATGTTTATTGTTAGTGTATAGCTTGTATTTTCTGTAAACGAATCATAATCAATAATAAGTTTTTCACCGTTTATGATTAATTGACTTTCCATTAATGAATCATCAGTATTATTTCTTAAGGTAATGCCTGCTGATTGTATATCCCTGTCAAATGTCAATATTAGATTCTGCAAATCTGATGATATATAAGTGCCGAAGTTTTTATTTATAAGTGTTATACCTGTTATTTCTAAATTATAGACTGGAAGGTTATCCAAATATTCACTTCCGTCTAACGAAAAAATCTTTTTAAGCTGTACTTTGTAACGACCTTCTGACTTTGCATAAGGAAATATACTTAATATGTTGTTTTCAACATTAAAATTAAAATCATGCTTATTTCCGGATTCATCTGTAAATGATATATCTTCTATATTTACAGCAATTCCCTTATTAAAGATGTATTTAATAACATTGTTAAATTTATCAAATACAGAATCTATAAAGCTTAAAGGTTCATCAATATTAAATGAAAAATCTAAATTATTTAATTGTTGATTTCCATAATAGCTATCATAAGCAGTTACTTTAAATAAAGTAATTTTATAATCTCCTGTTGTAAGCAAATTTTTAGGCTTAATAATTACATTTTTATCAGATACATAATAATCAAAAGGTATATCATTGTTTTGACTGTCCTTAAATAAAATGTCATTTTCAGAAACATTAACAGTTTTATTAAAAGAATATTTAATCTCTTGTGTTGAATTATTGAATGTTTTTTCTTTAATAGATAATAATGAAATCTCATAATCATATAAATTATATGTTGTAATAGCCATCCAAACTTTGGTATAATCTACCCTTTTAACATCATAAAAATCAACAACCTTAATGGAGTTTCTATCATAACGGCCAAAATTTATAGTACCTATACGAATATTTGAAGAATTATAAAAAGTTAAAGAGCCACCCTCTTTGTCTTTGTCTAAATCGTAATATAAAGACTTTACATTTACAGGTTCATCAAATATATGAGTCCCAATACTGCTACTACCTGTGCCATTGTTGTATTTAAACTGAATAATATAATCATTAGGCTCTGCAAAAACTTGATATTGAATTGTTATGAATAAAAGAAATGTTATAAATAATAATTTTATTTTCATAAATTACCTACCTAAAGAAATTTTTAAAAAGCTGAATGCAAAGACCTAACAACAAGCTATATACATATATTTCAACATACATCAGATACTCCTAAACCAAGTTTTAAATAAATTTATAAGCACATATGATATGATAAAGGGAGTTAAAAAATCTATAAGATTTCCTATATATTCAATTACCATTCAATCACCTACTTTAATTTATTTAACTCGTAATAATTCCAAACTATCAATAAAATCCATATAATAAGAAGTTTCATTTCAATCCTTTACCAAAAAAAGTCCTAAAATAATAGCTATACTGCTAAGTATCAGGAAATTAAAAATGTCCATGCTGTTTTTAATTTCCTGCATTATTAAATAATTGGCATTAAGCTTTTCTATTATTTGACTAAGACTTTCAGTGTAATCAATAATAGTAACGGACTCCATTATTTAAGCAACTTCCTTAAAATACTGGATTGCTTTGCCGTTTGATACAAATGTACCGACTTCACAATCTAACGTGATTAACTTCATTTCTTCCAACTTGCCGTATGTTTCCGGCTCTACAGTGACGGAAATCGCTTGATGTGATTCTTTCTGATATACGACAGCCTTGAGCGACTTCTTAATTTCTCCTGTCTGTTTATTTGTTGTTTCCTGTGGGTACTTGTCTATCAGTAGACCGCTTAATTTAATTCTCATTGTTGTTCTCTCCTTTTAATTTTTTATTTAAAGCCTTAAAGGCTTATCTACCAAATGCCAATAGTGAAACTACCAACGCTATTCCTGATAAAATAAATAATGATATTTGAATATCCGTAAATGAAAGCATTTGTTCACACTCCGTAGAAAGATTTTCAGAACACATCCGCTGCGACTTATGTTTTATAATGTTCTAAAGGTTGTAGTTATTCTTACGTTTTTTCTCCGCTGATATAAATGACTAAAATATCTTACGAATTTATACTCCTAAATGGAAAGGTGAGGTTTTCGCCTGTCCTAATCTCTATGAGTCATTATTGCTATTACTACAGCCAATAAAGACAACTGTAAACCTATAAATTGTATTGTATTTTAGACCTCGTATATCGAATTATGTAAAGAATTATGTGCCGGATATTTTTTATAAACATTTTTACTCTCCCTTTAATATTCATTTATTTTCGGACATTTCATATTTATCAAACTCTAAATCAAGCCTATTACGATTATATTCATAAATTATTCCTATTCTATTCTGAGCAACTCTAAACATTGAACTAAGCTCTATTAAATCATCAGTAATAAACATTCTATTGATATTTCCCTGAAGCATACGAAGCTCATTATCTATTTCTTTTCTACTTTTCATTTTCTCTCCCTTTTATCAAAAATTTATATCAACCCTGACTGAATCTCGGGAGAGAATCAATCAGGGTGATTGGCTATATATTAATGTAATAATGAATAGAATTAAATTGTCTACCTAAAGAATCCTTAAAAGAATGATAACAAGAAAACTCCAAGTTAAACTTTGCTTTATCAAAACTGCAAAGATATTGATTATCTGAGGAAAAGAAAACTGAATAATCACTAACCTCTATCTTATCAAAATGTAATTGCATAAATGAGCTTTCGCCGTCCTTACGTAAATTAATAACATATGTAATTTTCTGACCGTTTTTTCTTGCTTCGATGATTTCTTTGATTTCCTGTTTTAATTCCATAGTTTTCATTTTACCCTCCCGAGGTACTTTATTTTTTTGACATATACCGTATGTATTGATATAATTGTTATAAAAACCATATTTAAGCATTTGTATCTCTATAGGTATATTATATATCTCTATAGAGATAATGTCAATAATATTTTTATATCTATAGGTATATTTGTAACATTTGTTACGTGGGGAGGAAGATATGAATGAAAGACTTAAGGAAATACGACTAAAATATAAAATTAGTCAAAAAGAAATGTCCAATATACTGAACATTGCACAAAGCCATATTTCTAAAATAGAAAATCAAGGTGCTAGCACTACTAATGAAGCTATTGAAAATTTTTACAAATACTTTGGAGCAGAAGAAACGCTATATTTAATTACGGGTGAACATATCAAAATTAATGAAGAAAGCGAAATTGAAAAACTTTATAATCTATTAAACGACGAATATAAAGCAGTAGCAAAATACAAGATAAAGGAATTAATTAAAGAGCAGGAAGCAGAAAGCAATAAGGATTTTAAGAGCATAGGATAAAATTTAGATTAATTAAAGGGGGAAAAAAAAATTGAGTATATTATTAATTATAGGAATAGCAGTAATAGCAATAATTATTATAGCTGTTGCTGTAGTGATAACAACATCAGAAGATAGCAAACCAAGCAATAATATTAATTTTAGTAATTATAAAAAAGCAGATTCCATATTAACTGAAGCTGAATTTAATTTTTATAATGTATTAAGTTTAGCGTTACATAATAGTGAGTACATAATATGTCCGAAAGTTAGGATTGCAGATTTTGTAAAGGTATTAGGAAAAGAGAGCAGACAGTCCAATTTAAACAGAATAAAAAGTAAACATATAGATTTTTTAATTTGCAATAAAAAATTAGCTCCTATAGTTGCTATAGAATTAGATGATAAAAGCCATAGTAATAAACAAGACAGGGATAACTTCGTAAATGAGCTTTATAAATCAATTAATTTACCAATATTAAGAATAAAAAATGGGCAAGGATATTCAGTAATAGAATTAAGAGAAAAAATAATGTTATATAGTATACCGTAAATAATATATAGTAACTTAATTGACTATTTATAAATAATGCTAATTCGAATCTTGTCATCCCGACCAA